AAGGACCTTCAATGTACAAGAACTTCTTGCCATCTTTTTCTTCAGTTATGTAATTAACTGTTTCGTTAATTTCTTTAATGAGTTTCATATTAAGCTCCGTTAGGTCCTGGTGTTAAACCGTAAGGCTTATAATTGAACGCAGCAGGATCATTAAATTGTCCATGTTGATATTGTGCATTATCTTTGCGAATCTCTAAAATAATATTGTATGTAGAATTTGCCACACTTGCGCCATACGTTTGAATACCAATATCACCATTAACACCAGCAGTACCTGCAGCGTTATTTGGAATTGTAATCCAGTTTCCTTGGCCGTTATATTCACCAACACCTTGACCAGTTACACCAATGATTGTTTTTGGTGTAGTTGCATTCCAGAAAAGTTTTGCGTGACCTGTACCAGAAAAGTTAGCTTCAAACCAAATCTTTTCAATAGAAAGATTGTAATATGATAATGCAGTATTACTTACACTTAATGAAGTTCTAAGTGGTACTGAGTTTGCATCTAATGCTCCATATAAAGTGTTTGCCTGTATGCGAGCAGTATTTGTTTCGTCTCCAGAAGACCCATCAAAAAAGCCAGTAATTTTAATCGTAGCTTTTTGAGTCGTATCCTTCAACACTTGATATGTGAACTGGTTTGCCATTTTTTATTCCGTTATTCTTGTGTTTGTTCTTCGGATTCTTCGGATTCAAACGATTCTTCTGACTGTGTACCTTTAATCAAGTTTTGTGCGATTGACTGTTTGTGTGCAGCCAAATGTGCAGAAACTTTATCGTGAATTGCTCCATATAATGCATTTCGCATTTCACTTGCATTATCGTCATATGCGTAATCTACAACTGCTCTAGTATTATCTGTCATTTTTAGTCTCCATAATTAGTTTATTTATATCACTATTGGCTTCTTCTTTTTTATTGGAAGTTTTAGTATTATCTTTGGCTGCCTGGGTATCAGTTTCAGTAGGTAATGCTGCACCATCTGGCGACAGTCCCAATGAACGATTAATATCAGGCATAATTATTTGATTTTGAATATCTGTAGGAAGGCCACGACCATCTTTCTTTTCTTTATCAATTTCTTTTTGCATCATTTTGATTTCATCATCAGACAAACGCAATACATTACGTTGAATCCATGCTTGAGAGAAATAATTACCAGTATATGGATCAACAGAAGACAACAATTGTAGTCTGTTGGTCATTAATTCGGCATCTTTTAACTCAGTAAAGTTGTTGTCTTTAATAAAATCATAATGTACACATTCTTTAAATTCATTCCATTCTTCATTAGTACAAATACCTTTAAGTACACATTGTACACGAAGCGTTTGGTCAAAAACATCAGAGAATTTTAGACGCATACGGTCCACAAATTTACTAAACTTTAATTCATCACGTGTAATTTCAGCTGAACGGCCAAGTGAAAAACTTTGATCCGGTTCTAATCTGGAAATTGGTACTGACAAAGCACCATACAATTTCTTTTGAAAATACTTAATGTCTTCTAGTTCGCCTAAATTTTGACCACCAGGCAATGTTGTAATTTCTGTACCTTTGCCACCTTCTCTACGTGGCAACCAATAATCTTCCATCATTGACAAGTATTTGCGGTCATCACGTACTTCACCAGTATTGGCATCATATACAACTTTGTTCTTATACTTGACCATGATATCACGGAGGTATTGTTCTGCCTTTAGTTTTGGCAAGTTACCAACGTCAATATAAAAAATTCTACGTTCTGGTGCTCTTGAGATACGATAGATAACAATCGCATCTTCAATCATTCTTAACTGGTTAAGTGGTTTGATTGCTTTGTGGAGATACGACAACACTACTGCACGGCGAGAATCCATCAAACCAGAAACAACGGAGATGATGGAATCAGTAGTGATGCGTACACCAACTGGTCCAAAGTTCGAAGATGAACCTGTAACAACCTTGTCATTATAGATGTAATATTCATTTACCACATCAACAATATCGACTCCTGTGCGTTCATCTTTTTTCTTTTTCATCTCACGGACTTTACGCAACTTCCGTGGATCAATATATCTAAGTTCTTTAATACCTTCAGTCGGATTTTCTCTATCTATAATAATGTGATAGTACATTCTTCCGTCAATATAAAATCTACGAAAAATATCTTGCGCCATCTTGTTATAGTTAAACATGCGAAGGACGTTTTGAAATTCCTTCTTGATGGAGTCTTTAATCTTATCTGGTTGTTTTAAACTGTCCAGTACAATTTCAATTGTTTTACCGTCATCGTCTTGACAAATTGCTTCGTTAACAATATCATCAATTGCAGATTCGATTTCTGGCTGCATAGCCATCTCACGATATCGGGAAATCAATTCTACTTCATTTTTTGCGGTTCCATCCAAATCGACATATGTACCATAATATGCCGCTGAGGTAATCGTTAATGCACCATCATCATTTGTTTGTGGCGCAAACGACTTTTGCACAACCGAGTCTTCTTCAGACTTTGTTCGTGCAATCGTGAATCCGAAAAGAGAGAATTTGTTGTTTGTATCTGCCATATTGCCTTCATATTAAAATCAAAAAATCATAAAAGAGGGAGAATAATCTCCCTCTCCATATAATAAAACTTAGGAAGTAGTTGTTGCTTCCCACCATTGGTAAGCAAAAGTAATTCCATATTCTTCAATGGAATCATTTGTTCCCCAATCTAAACCAATTGGTTCAATATCAGTTGGGAACAGTCCTACAAATTTGTAAGTCTTAATTGGTTGACCACCTTTACCATATTGAGTTACAGTAGCATCTGCTGTGTAACCTGCTGGTGATTGTGCCGCACCGTTTCTGACGTTACCTACATGACTATTTATCGAGTTCATCCATGATTCCATGGAATTACGAATCGTAAAATCTTCATCGTTGATAATTTGCAGATTCCAATCCGGAAATGTTCTATTTCCAGCAAACTTCAATTCACGACCAAAGTAAAATACCGGCACCGTGCCGAGTGTTGAACCTGGTAGTTGTGAAGCTTTAGCCATAAACGTTGTTTTTTGGCTAGCAGCTGATGAATTAGATGCGATAGTTGGGAAAGTTAACGATACAGAAAATAGATTTGGACGTGCGCCGTCCAACTCCATATTTGAACGAAACTCAGTTACATTGAAAGCCATTGTTTTCTCCTAATTTCTTTTATTTATTAGACTGAACCAACAACTGTCGTAAAGTTAACACCTGTCGCAACTGCAACAAAGTTTAACTGAATGTAGTTAATTGAGCGTGCAGGTTTAACATAAATGTCACCAACAAATTGGTTACTATCAATTACTTGTGGTGTATTATTAGTACTATCACAAACTACTTTAAAGTCTGTAACACCACGGCGACCTTGAATGTCACGCAAGAAAGGAGTAACAATTGATACAAATTGAGCACGTGTAAATTCATCGTTAAATTCAAACATTGAATATTGTGCGGCTTTTGCAATTGATTTTTCTAGTGTGATAAACAATCTACGAACGTTAATACGGTCAAATGCAGATGGTTTTGTCTGTAATGTTTTGTCACCAAATAGAACTGTACCAGAACCAGGTAAAGAAACAACAGGGTTTACACCAACAGAGTACAACGAATCACGGTATGTCTTATTAGGATTCCATGCCAACTTGATAGCATTCTTAATAGAACCACGATTTAGACCAGCTGGAGAGTACCATGGGTCACGAATTGCATCTGTGTATACACATAGACCAGCAACGTCACCATTCAATGGAATCCAACGATATACGTTGTTATATCTGTCAAACTGATATTTCCAACCTGAGTCCGCCATAACATATGATGATGAACGTGATAGTTGTGTTAACCATGTAGAAATTAAATTCATTTCACCGCCTGGATTGTTAACAACCGCAGTAATTGGGGGAGAAACAAATGCCACACAGTCACGGCGAGAACCAACAGCAGGATTAATATCAACACCAACAATGTTATCGATAACCCATTGTTGAGTAGTTACGTCTGCACCACCAGTTAATACTAAATCAATATTAACAGCTTCTTTGTTTGCAAATTGTGCAAAA